GTGCAGAAGCGCATTGACAGTCTGTCGAGTGATGCACTCACGAAGTTAGAAGAACTCGTTGAGGATGAAGACACGCGTCCTGCTACTAAGGCACGTGTGCTGATGAACATGCTCGACCGTGGTGGCTTCTCACCCAAACAGGTGCTCGAACACAGACACTCGTTAGAAGGTGGTCTGACTATCCGTCATATACGTGAGATCGCGCAGCCCAAGCACATGCCGAGTATTGATGTAGACGCGCGTGATATAACTAATCAAGTTGTGAAGGAGAAGTAGTCATGGCTATCGTACCGAACAAAGATGGACAAGGAATTATTGCCAACGGAGCAGTTGGTAACGTTGATCCTAGTTACACCGTGCCGACCTCATATGCTGCTGGTGTTCCTAGCACTGCAGGCTTTGCTAGTGAACTGCGTGCTGACACTGCAACTGGTGATGTCTATCGCAACCTCGGTGGTACGCGCTGGGTTGATGTGTAGTAGTAATGGCCCGACCGCGTGCTACGCAGGTTGCTGAACGTCCTGAGTTGCTACTACTACAAGGCAGCTTGCAGGATCGCTTTCTACACTCGCAAGCTAAGGTACAAATCTATGGTGGTGGTTTCGGTAACGGTAAGACTACTGCTGCGGTTATTAAGGCTCTCCAGCTTGCGGACATGTATCCGGGGAGCACTGGTCTTATATCGCGTTCGACGTATCCTAAGCTGAATGACACTATACGTAAGGAGTTCTTGAAGTGGTGTCCGCCGAAATGGATCGTGTCGTTCTCGACTGGTCAGAATGGAGACAACATCTGTCACCTAAAGAACGGTACTACTATCTACTTCAGATATATCGCGCAACAAGGTACGAAGACAGAAAGCAGTTCATCAAACTTGCTAAGTGCTACCTTCGATTGGGTGATAGTGGATCAGGTGGAAGACCCGGAGATAACACACAAGGACTTTCTCGATCTGTTCGGCAGGCTGCGTGGCCGCGCACGCTACGTAGGTGAAGATGCAACAATGCCAGTAACAGGTCCACGTTGGATGATGCTGACATGCAATCCTACTGGCAACTGGGTGTACACGAAGCTAGTAAGACCGCTCAAGCAGTATCAAGAGAGTGGTATCATCACTGATGACTTAGTGTGCGTACGTGATGTAGATCGTAAGCCGGTGTTAGATGAACATGGAAAGCCTAGGTTGCTCATCGACGTTATTGAAGGTAGCACCTATGAACTACGCCATGTTCATGAAGCTGAGGGCGGAGACTTTATTGCAACGCTTGAAACCATGTATAGTGGACAACAGAGAGATCGCTTTCTGCTTGGCAAATGGGTGGCCTACGAAGGATTGGTGTATCCGCAGTACGACAACGCATTGCACCTACTACACGAAGGCGACATCCACGCGCTACTCGACGCTTACACCGAAACACGCTACCAGCCTAATTGGATTGAAGGATATGATTGGGGGCTAGCACAGCCTAGCTGCTACATGCTTGCGTTCGTCACACCTGAGAAGCACGTCATCGTGGTTGATGGCTTCTACAAGAAGGAGATGTCACTGGACGAACAGGTTGCAGCTATACGACGTATAAGAGCAGAGTGGAATGCTGAGCTAGATGACATGAGCAAGGTACTAGCTGATCCTAACATCTTCGGTCGTAAGACAGTGCACAAGCGCACAGTCGGTAAGACGATTGCTGAGATGTTCAAGGATGAAGGCATCTACATGCGTCGTGGCAACAACGACATCAACAACGGTGTTATCAAGGTCGGTGGCTATCTCAACTTAGACTTCAAGTTGCTACACCCGATCAAGCGTGCTGCACCCTCTCCTAGACTGTTCGTCAACGCCAAGTTGGATTGGTGGAGTGATGAGTGCAGTGGCTACTACTGGCAGCAGTCTACTAGCGGTGAGCGTATAGATAAGCCAATCGACCGCAACGATCACGCAATGGATACAACGCGCTACATACTGAGCGACATGCCAAACATCGGCAAGTTCTCAATCCCTGAAGCAGAGCGTGTGCCTAGTTGGATGATGTGGCACGAACGTGAGCGTGATGGTGATCATTCAAGGAAGCATCGCTATGGCTGACTACGAACAGGGTGAAGAATACAATCGTCGTGCTGAGCCTGCGACTGATGTCAACAGCTACGAAGGTGTGATGTCGCCTGATACTCCTGCTGTAGATGATCAACCTATCTACCGTGTAATAGGTGAGAGCAAGATACCTGTCAGCAAGCACCGTGGCCCGTTGTGGCGTAGTCGCTACGATCAGGGTAAGAGTGCGATGAGTAAGAACATCAAAGCGTGGGAGGAAGCGTACAGGTACTATAGACATGATCACTCTCGCACCAACGCATCACCGCGTGAAGGTCAAGATGACAGCAGTGGCGCTAAGACACTGCAAGGCTCACTCGACAACACTGAGAACATGGTGTTCGCCAACGTCAGCGCGCTAGTACCAATGTTGTTCACTAAGAACCCCGATGCTGAGTTCACTACTGAGGACAAAGAAGATCAAGAGCAGACACGCATCGCTGAAAAGCTAGTCAACATACTAGCAGCCAAGAAGACATCACCCGGTCTAAATCTCAAGCGCAAAGTGAAGCGCAACATCGTTAGCACATCGCTGTGCAACGTCGGTTGGTTTGAAGTTGGCTACACGCTGCGTGAGCAGTCATCAGAGGCAGCACTAGAAGAAATCAAGATACTCAGTGAGCAACTAGAGAAGGCTACAAGTCAGAAGGACATCAAGGAGTGTGAAGGCAAGCTGCTTGCGTTGGAAGAAACCATTGACATGCTCACACCATCAGGACCGTGGGTCAAGGTGCGTAGACCTGATCAAGTCATTGTCGATCCTACTGCTACCGATCTAGACCTCAGTGGCTCATGCAACTGGGTGATGATTGAAGACCTCATGTATACTGCACTGCTCCGTGCACGATATGGACGTAAGAAGCCTGGTACAGAGGAATGGGAGAGTGTCTTCTCACCTACCAACGTCATTAAGGCTGGTGTTAGTCCAGACCAAGGTGACAGAGGGCAGACAGACAACTTTCAATTGTTCAGTTACTCTACAAGCGAGCACACCAAGTACGGCTACGCAGACCAACGCGCATTCCTTGCAGCGCAGATGACAAAGGTGGTCTATGTGTGGGACAAGACTACCAGACGAGTTGAGTTATACAACTGTAACGACTGGTGTTATCCTCTCTGGGTATGGGATGATCCCTACTCACTTGATCAATTCTTTACAGCGGTGCCAATGGAGTTTCATACCGACCCTATTACAATGTACGCCAAAGGTGAAGTTACATATTATCTCGACCAACAGGATGACTTGAACATCATCAACAATGAGTGGGCCAAGGTACGCAAGTTCGCTGCTGGTAAGATCGCGTATGACAAGAACTCACTCAAGGACGGCTCGGTGTTGGAGAGCTTGATAGCTGGTACAAGTGACACTAACGCACTCGGTGTAGACTTGCCAGAGGGTAAGAAGCTGGGCGATGTGTTAGGTGCACTACTGCCACCTAGTGCAGACGCGATCAAGTTCTTCGACAAGAAGCCTGTGCTAGAAGCCATTGACCGCCTGTCAGGTGTTACATCAGTACAACGTGGTGTGGAGTACAAGACCAACACAACGAACAGAGCCATTGAGAGCTACGAGAGCCAAGTACAGACACGTGCAGATGAGAAGATGGATGCTATCGAGGATAGCGTCGGCACAGTGTTGTGGCTAGTTGCACAGATGTGCATGCAGTTCATGAAGCAAGATGAAGTTGCTACCATCGTCGGTGACGAACTTGCATCTAAGTGGAAACAGATAGACGCACAGACGATCCAGAAGAAGTACACACCGCGTGTCGTAGGTGGTAGCTCACTCAAACCTACGTCAAGAGCGAAGAAAGAGCAAGCACTGCAGATCAGTCAGATCATCGGCCAGTTCACACGTGCTACACCTATTGCTGCTGTTGTAGCCTTGAAGGTGTTGTCAGTCGCGTTCGACAACGTAGTGGTCAGTCAGGAAGATTGGGAACTAATCTACAAAGGCATCATGAAGGAAGCTGCCGCACCACCGCCTGAGCAGATCGAACAAGAGAAGATGGCTGAACAGGGCACGCAACAGAGTAGAGATCGCGTTGTGCAGATGGCGCAAGCACGTCAACAGGCACAAGGTGCTCAAGCTGGTGGCGGTGCAGGTAGTGCGCAAGGCGGTGGTGGAGATGAGATTGACAACATTGCTGAAATAGTGCAGCAAGTAGCTCGACTTATCGACGGATTGCCACCTGAAATCAAGCAAACACTCGGTGTGCAACTCGCACGTGGTCGTAGTGTAGCTGATATAGCTACACAGATGATACAACAGATGCAACAAGGTGCTGTTGCGTAGTAGGAGGCTACAATGCCAGAAGACAAAGACCTCATGTCGCAGGTTGGCGAGAGCTTTGGTATCAAGGATGATGCACAGCAGCCACAAACAGACGACACAGGCGGTGATAGTGGTCAGTTAGAGCCACAAGACCTACAAAATCAGCCGCAGCAGCCTCAAGATGCACAGCAAGGCGGCGGTGAGCAGCCAGAAACAGGCTCAGATCGTCATCAGCCACGCAAACAAGACGACAAAGAGCAACTGTTTACAGATAAACCGCGCAAAGGGCCGCGTGGTGAGCTACTTGACAAGGCTGGCAACATCGTCGCGACTACTAGGCGCGAGAAACAGCTAGCCTACAACCTCAATCGTGCGCAGTACGCTGCAAATCAAGCCAGCAGGCAACTGCGGCAGATGCAGACACACATGCAGCACTACCAAGCCATCGACAACGTGATGAAGCAGAACAACTTGTCGCCGCAGATGGCACAAGAGGCGCTGCAACTGCGTGCGATGGCAGAGAAAGACCCAATCAACGCAGTTCGTGACATCGTTGCACGTGTTTTGTCAACTGGCGTCACGATGGAGCAGCTATTTGGCACTGATGCTGTGCCAGCTATCAACGCGAGCATCATTACGAACGAACTTGACCGCAGATTAGGTCCAGTCGAACAGAAAGCACGTGCAGAGCAGCAACAGCAGCAGCTTGACGAGCGTGCACAAGAGATGATGGAGAAATTCATCGTCGATCACCCACATGCTGAAGTGCATGGTAGTGAAATCAGTGGACTAGTGTCCAATCACGGTCTTTCACCGGAGCGTGCGTACTTTGAGCTACGTAGTTGGGTAGAGCGCAGAGGTTTCGACTTCACATCACCACTTCGACCACAGATCGAGGCCGCTATGAAGCGCCAAGGTGGCGGTGATAGAGGTCAGCCTACGCGACGTGTGCAACAGCCAACGACACCCGGCAGTATGCGCGGTGTAGCACCTAATGGTAGCGTTCCAACGCACAGAACAGACAACTCGCGTGGAGACTTCAAGAGCAACACGCCTTGGCGTGATATTGCTAGTGCAGTGTTCACAGAACTCAACAATAAGTAGGACACATCAACAATGCCTGTACTCCAAAACGTCCTCGCGACGACGCTTGAGCGTTCAAGGAAGAAGCTCATCGTCGCCGCCATGCAGAGCAACGCGCTCATGGCGTGGTGCTTCGCACGTGACCGCATTGAGAACGAACCAAGCGGTTACAACATCACCAACCCGCTGTTGACAGGTCGCAACCCGACAGTTGGCAGTTACAGTTACTATGACAGCTTGCCAGTGGTGCAGACGCAAGAGTTCATCAAGCTTGAGTACCGTTGGTCGCGTATTGCTGGTACTGTCATCATCAGCAATCAAGAGGAAGACGAGAACAAGGGTGAACAGGCATCTGTCAAGTTGCTGCAGGGCAAGCTTGAAGCACTTGAGATGTCTATCAAGGAGAAGTTCTCCATCTACCTCTATGGGCTTGGTGGCGGCAATGATCCGAATGGACTTGCTATACTTATACCTGACGATCCTACCACTGGATCGCTCGCTGGTGTTGATCGTGCGACTGAAGTGCAGTGGCGTCCAAGCAGCTACGATTTCGCTGGCACGCTCAACGCGAGCAACATCGAAGAAGCATACGACGATGTGCTACTCGACCTCAAGCAAGGCACAGAGCGTCCTAAAGTTATCATTGCAGGACGCAATCACTATCGCCTGTATCGTGCTGCGGTTCGTGCGAAGCTCACCATCCCGCTCACCAACACGAGCGCGGGCAAGCGTATGATGGACTTGGGCTTCGACGGCGTGTCGCACAACGGCGTGCCGATCATCTACGATGAGAGTTGCCCGGTTGATCGTGCATACTTCATCAATGACACCTACATGCGCCTTCATATCCTCGGTGACAACAACATGAAGAATGTTGATCTCACTGCACCGTGGACTATCGACGGTTATGGTCAGCGTGTCATCACTCAGTGTCAGTTCTGCACGTGGAAGCAGTACCGCACACACGCAGTCGTCAACGACTAGTCACCCACTTATACGCTGTATAGCAGGAGTTACAAATGGCAAGCGAACCGACACCTGTCGTTAGTTTCAACGAGCGACCAATGCAGGCGCTCACTATGGATGAGCAGCGCAAAGCTGTGCCTGCATACACTGTCGAACCGATGAAACGTAAGACTGTTGTGAATAAGACAGTCAAAGACGAAATCGGCTTCCGTGTTGTACCGACAGAGATCGAAGTCGAAGGCTACATGGTTCGCACGCTGCGTGGTGATAGTGTGTTCCTTCAACATGCTGACATCGTGAGGATGAAGTTGGATCGCAATCTCGTACCGCTGTTGTACGAAGGTGGCGACGATACGCCAGTTGGAATGCAGCCTGTGAATGCTGCATTGTCGAGTAAACAGAAACAAGCTCTCGACCTTGTGACGCAGCTTCTAGAGAGTGACCCTAAGATGGTCGAGAAGCTGCTTGCAGCTAGAGAGCAAACTCAAGAGGACAAATAACTATGGCTGTTCAAGTCGCCGTTCCTGCGATGCGTCGCATCAATCACCGCGTAGCTGACATGATGTATGCGGCTGATGTTGGTGTTGACGGTCTGTGCACTGTTGACATTCCTGCGTGCGTTGCTGCGAATGCAACCGCGATCATGAATGCACAGTCAATTGCTACTGCTGGCTCCGCTGCGCCTGTAGTTCTGTTCACTGACTTGTTGATGGGCCGCTATGGTCGCAACCTGACTGTCGTTGCAAGTGGCACTGCTACTAGCAACGTCACCATCACAGGCTACGACTATCTCGGTCAGACAATCAAAGAGAGCTTCACTCTCACATCAGCAACTCCTGTAGTCGGCAAGAAGATGTTCAAGGACGTGTCACTTGTCACCTTCGGTGCGACTGCTGCTATCACGATCAACGTCGGTGTTGGCGCTGTGTTGGGTGTGCCTTACAAGGTGCTCCACACTTCGCTGATTGGTGAGTTGACCAGTGATGTGGCTGCATCTGCCGGCGCTCTCGTAGCTGGCGTTGTAGCGCAGACACTCACTAGTGGTGATCCGCGTGGACAGTATACGCCCGCAGCGGCAC